GGACCTATTAGTTTCAGAATGGGACAAATAGTTCGACAGGATACGTGAGGCAACACGTATGTTATAACACGCATCCATCGCGATGTATATCGTGGCATCACACTAGTTGTGATAACACAGAATCAGGCCGGGCGACGATGTGTGGGATAACAATGATAGTTATAACACGCATCGGCCGCCGAATATCTATTCGTTCGAGGCGGGGGTATGGGCCTCCGAGCGGGTCCCCCCTACGGGGGAAGCTATAGGCCCTTGATAGCTCTGTATTTTTAAAAAGTTAAATCCGAATTTTCAATTTTTCAATTTTTCAAGAATAGGGAATAAAGAATAGCTGGGAGCCAAAGGCACTTGGCATGTATATTTACGCGCGTGCGCGCGTGTAGCACACATTTTACCCTTGTGTCAAGTCCCTAGATGTGGTATAACTGGCGGCAGGGGCCACCACCATAACTAATGGCTCCCACGTATTCTTAATGGAAGGAGGCACCATGCGTTTCTTAGACAGTGTTGGTTTAGCGCATCACCTAAACCCGGAGCATAACTATCTGTTACGAACCAATGGTGCTTTCGCCAAGGGTGAAGCGAAGCAGGAAATCATCGACCCATCGCGCATCGAAGTGTGCATCGATGAATCGGAAAGTGTCGAGGAAGATTCAGAACCCGAACCCGTTGCCGTGGCCGGTGAGACTCCTGATTCGATTTCTGGGACTCCCATTCTCGAAATCGTAGAGAAGGAATCAATTGGTCGCGGCAACAATCCTAATATCCCGGTCTACCTAAAGAGTGCAATCGCCGAGTTGACGCACGTACCGGGATTAAAGAAGAATGAAATTGCTCATGCCTTCAACGTTTCACCGGCAACGGTAACGCACGCATCGCGTGGCAGACAATCAAATGGGGACGCGATACCTGAAGTGCAGATGGCAATAGCCTCAATCTCATCGAAGCGTGAAGAGATTGAAAGAACAGCCCTAGCCAAAACGATGTCTGCTCTGGGCATATTAACAGATGACGACATCGAATGCTTAGGTGCGAAAGACAAAGCGGATGTGGCGATGAAGCTCAGTAAAGTCGCAGAGAACATGCGGCCGAAGGGTGAAGCAATGATGGACAATCGTATTCAGGTTGTTATCAATGCGCCACAAGTTCGCGAAACTACGCACTACGCAGAAGTTGAAGTTTAGCGAATGCCCAGGCGGCAGGGGCATCATATCAAAGTCTGCACGGCAACACCGTAAAAGACTCCCCAATATGATGTGGGCATTCGCTATCTAACATTGGGCGGTCGGTCGAAAGTCAACTACATCGTTAGACACTGGGCCGTTGAAGCGGTGAAGTCTCCCTCGGTCGCCCAATTCAAATTGTAATGGAAACACCTGCCACACTCGAATGGACGCCTACTCGTAAACAGGAGACGTTCGTTACATTACCCGATACCATCTTTGAAGCATTATACGGGGGAGCCGCAGGACCAGGAAAGACCGAAATCTTATACATGTTGCCATTGATTCGTGGATGGCATCAGCACCCAAGATACAAAGGTCTCATCTTGCGGCGAACCTTTCCTGAATTAGAAGCTGAAATCATCGTTCGGTCGAAACAATGGTATGCTTCAACGGGTGCAAAGTATAATGAACAGAAGAAACGATGGACGTTTCCGAACGGCGGATACCAAGCATTCGGACACGCAGAGCATGAGAAGGATATTAGTAAATACGATGGTGTTGAATACAATTACGTGGGATGGGACGAACTCACTCACTTCACGCAGTATCAATACCTTTATCTTGTCGCCTCCCGTGTTAGGTCATCGACATCGCAACTACCAGCTATTTCAAGAGCCGGGAGCAATCCTGGAAACGTTGGTCATACGTGGGTACGAAATAGATTCGTAGACCCTGCGCGAGACGGCCTCACCGTCCTAGTAGATAAGAAGACTGGCCTCAAACGATTCTATCTACCAGCGCGAGTCGAAGATAACAAGCATCTGTTAGAGAACGACCCCACGTATATACACAAGTTGGAGATGCTTCCAACTGAAGCTGAACGACGGGCAAAGAAATATGGAGACTGGTATACTTTCGAAGGACAAGTATTCAGTTTCCGATTGGAGCCTTTGCCCGATGAACCTTCAAATGCTAGACATGTCATCGAGCCGTTTACACTTCCTATCTGGTGGCCGCGCGTGGCGGCAATCGATTGGGGATTTGCCGCTCACGTTTGGATTGGATGGGCAGCTATTGCTCCCGATGGAAGAGTTTACCTCTATCGAGAATACTTCCAAAAACGTAAGATGATTGCGGAGTGGGCCAGTGACTTCAAACGACTCAGCGCAGATGACAACCTTGAGTCAGTGGCTCTCGACCCTTCAGCGTGGCAAAATCGCGGAATTGAAACTATCGACCAGCAGTTTACGCAATACTCAGGATACGTTCCTGAGCGGGCAATTAACGACCGAATCGGGGGAAAGCTACTCCTTCATGACTATCTCCGCTGGACCCCTAAGCCAAGAACTAAAGAGGCTGCTGGAAGTTTTGATGCAGAATTGGCCGCAAGAATCCTAAGGAATTACGGCCAGCATCAGTATGACAAATACGTCGCAGCCTTTGAAGAGGAACCGCCTGAAACGAATTTACCAAAGCTGCAAATCTTCGATAACTGTCAAGCGGTCATCGATGCGATTCCGAATTGTGTATACGACCCTGAGAATCCAGAGGATGTTAAGGAATTTGAGGGCGATGACCCGTACGATGGTATAAGGTACATTCTCCAAGCGTGCTCACGATATAAGGATTCGAGCTTCGCAGCAGCGAAACGATTCGACCATCTCGCACGTATGGAGCGTGAATACAATGAAGGCAAGAAGCGTGGCGACATGACCGCCTTCTATATGAAAGCGCGAGAGGCGGACACCATCAAACAACCCGCATTCTCCGTAAGGCCACGGCGACGATGATAAATATATGGTGGGCGTTGTTAAGATTCCTCCGAGTGGTTTTCGTTCCACCTAAGTTCACTGAACTTGAGGAATACTTAACGCGTCAAGTCACGCATCTTGAATCTGAATTGAACCGTGAACGGGAAAGATACGCGGAACTCAGCAACAAAGTAATGTTCCCTGAGGACAACGTTCGTACCAATCCCTCAAGGTCCGCATACCTTAGATGCGCAAGTCAGTAAAGATGCAGCGGAACGCACACGCTTAGAAAACTTATCGAAGCAACGATGGCTACAGCAAGTTGCTCGACAAGAAGCGAAAGCGGCCGAGTTAATGAAACTCGATGAGGCTCGTGCAAAGGACGCACGTAATGAAACAGCAAGTGGATAATCGTCCTAACGGTCTGCCAACCAAGCGTAAGAAAAAGAAAACGGCGGAATCTGGCAAGGCCAAAGGAAAGATGACAGCAGCAGCGTCTAAAGAGTTATCGAAACTCAAGATGCCTGTCGAATCGATTCTTGGGCGAGCGTCCAAGAAATCATTACGTAAGCCCGGAGTATTTACCAAAGGAGCCTAACGTGCCAGACGTGAATGACATCGTTGCAGTTGAAGCACATCGACAGTTGCTTGCTGTCAAGGCGGGTGAATCAATCCGCGAAGTCAAGCGGCAGCCATCGATTTGGAAAGAACTCGCAAAGGATTACGTCGAGGAAGACCAGCCCAAGGCGTATCAGGAATTTATGGAAAAGTTACGGACGACGAAGATGCCGCTTCGTAACTTTGGTGCCACGATGGAAGATGTCGTAAAGGCATCTGAACCAGAAGTGAAGCCACAGACGGCCGAGGAAGAAGCAGAAGAAATGGAACGCCTGTTGGCGGAGAGTATCGAAAACGAGATGAAGGTTACTCGTACCGGAACTGGCGCACCCAAGGTTGATGAATCTGGAAACGTGGTGACTCCGCTTCAGGATAGCGAAGCCACGCCTGCTGCAAAGAAAACTGCACCAAAGCCACAGCAGGCACAGCAGCCGGCCGTTGTAGTAAAGACGGAAAAGTAAAGGGAAGCATATCATGGCAGACGATTCTCGGGACGATGTGAAGGATGAAGTTGAGGAAGAACTCGGGAAGAGCATCCTGAACATCGCCCGAGGATTCGAGCGGGAACATGAACTCATTCGTGACGACCATCTGCTCCTGAAAAAGAAAGGTGAGTATTTCTTCCGTGGCTATCAGCGGCTCTACTACGACTACATGGCGCGTGACTACCGAGCGTTCCACGAATCCCCAGATTACGAATCCACTGACGACGAGCCGAATCGCGTTTATAATGTCTATCGAGCGCATGGTGAGGCAGTTATTGCAGCACTCACCATCGAAGTCCCCGGAGTTAATTTCTTACCCGACGACGCGAAGAATGCGAACGACATCGACACGGCGAAAAACTATTCGGCAGCGGCTCTCCTGATTCAGCGGCATAATGATGTGGAGTTGTTATACAGCTATGCGGTCTATCTTGCATGGGTGTCACCACTCGTCGCCGCTTACCATTATCTCGACATCGATAAGAAATACGGAACAGTTCAGGAACCCACCTACAAAGAACAGACAGAAACCAGAATCACGTGGGAATGCGGACGATGCGGTGCCAGTCTTGATGAATCAGCCTTCATCTGCCCTGAGTGTTCAAGCACCGACGTTAAGAAAATCGAAACGGAAGAAAACGTTTCCGTCTTCGCAGGGATGAAGGATACGCCAAAGTCGCGTATCAAGATTAAGATTTATGGTGTGGACCACGTAAAGGTATCCCCTTACGCGAGGACTCAATCAGACACACCATACTTAATTCTAGAGTTCGATGAGCACATCACCGAAGCGCGAGCGCGGACGGGAAAGAATATCTCGGGCCACACCGACTCAAGCGCATACGAAAGATATGCTCGCGACCCACAGGGTTATGAGAATGATGATGCTAATCGAGTCACGACTCAGTGCATCTGGCTTCGACCATGTGCTTATTATTACGAGTCGGTCGAAATCGGTAAAGAGCTTCAGGCACAATTCCCCGACGGTCTGTATGCCGAAGTCGTAGACGATGAAGTCATCGAGGTTCGTAACGAAAATCTGGACGATGTCTGGACACTTTGGGAATCGCCGGTTAGCTCACACATTCACATGAATCCTATTGGTCAACCACTGTTTGACCCACAGGAAGTGCAGAATGACATCGTAAACTTAACCGTTGATACGATGGGTCAGGCTATTCCTGAAACATTCGCAGACCCACAAGTCCTAGACTTCGACCAGTATTCAAAGACTCGCCGTAAGCCGGGAATGGTGACGCAGGCCAAAGCATTAGCCGGCCGTGCGATGGGAGAAGGATTCTTTACGACTCGCACCGCAACGATGAGTCAGGAAATCGACAAGTTCGACTCAAAGAATCAACAGTACATGCAGTTGCTTGTTGGTGCATTCCCGAGTATTTACGGCGGTACGATGCAGGGCGGAAGCAAAACCTATGCAGAGTATTCGGCAAGCCGGCAACAGGCATTACAGAGATTATCGCTCATTCACAAAGCGTCAACGCGATGGTATGCAAAGGTCATGTCGAAATGCGTACCTATCTACGTTGATTCACTGCTAGAGGATGAACGCTACACCGCACAGATTGGACCGGGAGAGTTCCTGAATCTAACCATTCAAGCGGATGCGCAGCAGGGTCGAATTGGGCATGTGGAACCCTCGGCCGGTAATCAGTTACCAATGAGTTGGGGTCAGCAGCGTGACATTATCATGGAGTTGATGAAACTCAATTCCGATGAAATCAACGCTGTCTTGTACAGCCCAGAAAACTCGCACATGCTTCAGCGTTTGTCTGGTTTGCCAGATTTGAAAATTCCTGGCGATGAGAGCCGAACGAAACAATTCAGGGAAATCCTGCAAATGATTACGCTTGGTCAGGATTCGGACGATATGGGTCCGATATCTGCGACGGGCGAAGTGGTTTCACCAGTCATGGTAGACCCAATCATTGACGACCATGCGGTCGAAGCTCAGATATGTAAGAGTTTTTTACAGTCTAAAGAAGGTCAAGGGCTGAAGCTCAATCAGCCGAAAGTATACGCATTAATTCTTGCACACCATAATGAGCATGTGCAAGCGATGAATTCCGGGGCAACAAGTCCGTCAATGGCAAACGCGCAAAGTGGTCAGCCATCGCAAGGTCCACCACCGAATGCGCCTTCACCAATTGAACCGGGCGTCCCGAGTGGAGCCTAAGAATGGCGCAACCTCCTATTGAAGATACAAAGTCGAATGATTTGAAAATCCTCATGGGTGAGGACGAGGAACCTGCAAAGGCTCCCAAGGACGAGGAAACATCAGAACCCGAAGAGGAAGCAGAATCAGACGACGACATTATCTTAGACGATGATGTCGATGATACTAAAGAGGAAGAACAAGACGACGAGGAAGAGGATGAGGAGAAGGAATCAAAGGAAGACGAGGAAGACGAAGAACCGGATGAGAAGATTGGCACGGGCTATGGAAAGCCAACCTATCGCCAGCTTGTCGCCAAGTATCCTAAAATCTTCAAAGACTTCCCCGGACTCCGAAACACCTTCTTTAGGGAACGTGACTACTCCAAACTCTTTCCAACAGTGGAAGACGCTCGGGAAAGTTACGAGCAACTAAACAGGCTCAAAGCCGGGGAACAGCGTATCTCAGCCGCCGACCCCGGTGACTTCATTGATTTGCTTGGCGAATACGATGTAACGAAGCAGCGGAGATTCATCAATGATTTTCTCCCTGCTCTCTTACAAAAATCGAAGCCAGCATTTCAGGCGGTCACTGAGCCTGTTATCAAACACATGATTCGCTCGGCGTATAACGATGCGAAGCGGAATGGGAATAACAATCTCATGAACTCAGCACTGAATGTTCACGAATGGATGTTCGGTGATGACCAAGTGGATGCACCGCCGAAGTCTAATCTAGCACCAAGGCAGAATGAACCTGACCCTGAGAAGGAACGTCTCTACCGAGAAAATCAAGAGATTCTTCGCGGCCAGCATCAGAACTTTGTTGACACTATCCTCACGGATTCCTCAAAGTCCATTACCAATATTGTACAAAAGAATCTACCAGAAGATGTCAGTCCATTTTTAGGTCGCTCGATTACGCGTGATGTCATGGACGAACTCGCAAACGTCCTTCGAGACGACCCCGCACATCGTTCCAATATGGAACGTTTGTTAAAGCAAGCTGCACAGAATAGGTATTCATCGGAGTGGAAGGACAGGGTCAAGTCCGCGTATCTGTCGCGCGCGAAGTTAGCACTCCCAACTATCATTAAGAAAGTCAGGTCTGCTGCACTCAAAGGAAGTAATGGCAAAGCACGCCCTAGTACATTCAAACGCGCCACGGGTTCAGACTCGAAAGTTAGTTCCCGTGGAACAGTACAGTCAAAGGACGCTGCGAACGCTGTGAAAACTGGAAAGATGAAGGAGATTGACTTTCTCAACGGTTAGATTATGAAATACAACCGGGAGAAAACGCGTGGCCTTTGTTCCCAATCCTCAGAATACAGCTGACGTTCTTGCAGTTCAGCTTGAACGTGTCGAGAAGAAGATTGAGGTTCTCTACGAGGTAGAGGATACATTCTATTCTCAGGTCGAGAAATCTACGCAGGCAATTCCCGTGAACGCACGGGATATGAAGGTTCCAATTCAGTTTGCACCGGGTGGGTACTTTGGACAGTATGACCCGAACGGTGGAAATCTTGGTCGAGGTAGCGGCCCAAGGTACGAAAATGCGCTCGTTCCGACCGTTGATTTCAGGTATGCACTGGAATGGACGAAGGAAGCGGAGTGGACAACGCAGGGCGATGCGAAGGCGGTCATTAACGTCTTCAACAAGAACATGGCCGCTGCAATGCCTCACTTCCGTGCGCATATGGATTCAATGTGCATGACGGGTGGTAATGGTGTTTTAGGAACCATTACTGCTACTTCAACAGCCGCCAGCGTAGATACGACAGTTCTCGATGTTGATTTCGGTGTGAAGCTTTTGATGGAAGGGCAGCGCATTAACATTTATAGCTCTGACCTTCAGACTCAGAAGACTACGGCACCGGGTGGTGAAGTTGAGATTACGTATCGTGACGTGCCGACAAAGACAATTAAACACGCAACGCCAGCCGTAGCTGCTGCTGTTGGCGATAAGATTGTCATTGAAGGTGTCACGGGACCCTCGCCAATTAGTTTATTAGGCGTGCCGTATCATGTGAACAATTCTTCTTCGGGCGTTTGGTTAGGATTCCCGAGAAGTTCAACGCCAGCAATCAGGGCGAGCCGAGTTGATGCCGGCGGCTCTGGATTATCTTTGCCGTTCCCGAGACTTGCCTTGAATCTTTTGGGCGATAGGTCAGGGAGCACGAAGAAGCCGAATATCAAGGCGTGGTTGCATCCGGCGCAGGCCGCAGCATACGAATCTTTGGGTATGCTGGTAACAACGATTGATAAAGGTGGCTCGAATCAGGGATTCGATTTGTATTTCGGTGGCTCAATGACGATGGCTGGCGTAACTGTTCAGCAGTCGTTCAAGTGGGACAAGCGTCGAATCGATTTTCTGAACATGGATTCTTGGGGTCGCGCTGAACTCAAGAAGCCGGGATTCTACACCGCGGATGGTCGAAAGTTATTCGAAGTTCGCGGTCAGGATGGTGGCGTTGCGACGTCCACCTTGCTGTACTTGGTTTCTAGCTGGAATCTTTTTACCAGCAACCCGCAGGAAAATGCATACATTGACAACCTCGCCATCCCGGCAGGTTACGCGTAACAACAACGGGGTGAGACATGAAAAATCTCGCCCCAAATTTTCAACGGTGAGCGAATCATGCGAATTCGGGTAGGATTAGCGGTTGCGCTGTTAGCACTTGCAAGTTCAGCGTACGGGGGGCCGCTCACGCTGTCAGCGGTTGCATTGAATGACCCGCTCCAGCAGCAGACAAACAATCCGTGTTTACTTGGTGGGAATGATTGCAATTCCCGCACGACCACGGAAATTAATGCGTTTACGCAGACTCCCACGGGTAATGTTGGAGAGAACATCAGTTGGGATTTAACGTCACCGGGTTATACGGTGGCTGGAATCCGATTGCTGTTTGGCGACAACTTCCGTGTGGGTTTGGATTTTTCACAGGCACAGGGACAGCCTGACCAAGTGTTAGGTTTGTTTGCGATGACTGTGAATGGAAACGTAGCGGACATTTGGGTTGGACCTCAGGCTGTTCCACCTACGCCAGCAGGCAATGCTGGAAATGGATTCGCTGATTACGTGCTCACCGGATTCGATTTGTCGGGATATGCGTTAACTGACATTGTTCGCTTCCACGCGATTATGCCAGTTTCGAACGATGGTCCTGACCAAGCGTTTTTGATTCGTGGTTTGACTACGCCTCCGCCGCCATGTCCACCGGCATGTCCGCAGAGCGTACCAGAACCAACGAGTATGGTTCTCTTGGGATTGGGAATGCTTGGTGCGGGATTCCTGCGTCGGAGAAACTAGTTAGCTACGTTCCTTCCGTGGTAGCTAACTAGGGCCGGGCATACTTCCAAGCCGATTTCCCCCTTTCGGTATGCCCGGCCACTTAACAATTTAAGGAGAAACGAAATGCCAGCTATTCGTGCGGTCATTCTGTACGGCGATGCTCTTCCTGACAATTCATTGCCGGGTGTTCCAGTTTATCCTTCGCACGGTTTGCCGGGCGGTGGATATCCTGACAATTCCCTTCCGGGATTTCCGGGGCGTCCTGATAACTCTCTTCCGGGAATGCCTCCGCAGGCTATTCAGCTTCCGGTACTTCCGTTTGACCCAACTCAGCCAATCGCACCGGGCGGGGAAAAGCCAGACAATTCACTGCCGGGTGGCGGTGGGAATCCTCCGAATAACACGATTCCCGTTCCCCCCGTGGTATGGCCGCCGCGTCCCGGTATGCGTTTTATCGTGAAGTGGATTGCGTGCATCGGATTGGTTCTTGTCCCGGATAATTCGCTTCCGGGTACGCAGCCGGGCGTAGATAACACGCTTCCTGGTACGGGCGGAACGCCGGATAATACGCTTCCGGAAACGCCGGAACCGAAGTCTCGTCGGTAAAGGATAAATGGTATGCCAGACAACGACGATTATGATTACTTATACAAACTCGGTGATAACTCCTATGCAAGTCCATGGGGTTCATCAGATTTTGGTCGTTCGTTGTTTGGCTTACCTCAAGAGCCAAGAGCTTTGCAGTCGCAGGAAGAAGTAAACGTCACCGCGCCCAGACCGCCGGCAGACGCGCCTTATCCTTCGAATCTTGATGAGATTTATTTAGGTACGAGAACAGCACCACCGACGGGAACATACACTCCACCATTGCGTGAAAAGCCGGTAGTAGACCCAAGGATTGCACCGGGGTGGGGTAGAATGATTGAACGATATCCTTATGCACAGAATTTAGTAAATGCCGTAGAAGCTAAACCACTTATGCCAAGTAAAGTTGGAAGCTATAACCATTACAATAACGCAATAAATATAGATGAAAATTGGGGAAAAGACCGTGAGAATTTAGAATCGACACTTGCACATGAATTAGCTCACGCCGCTCAGAATAAGCAATTTCCAGAGCGTGAACGTAATGCTGAACATTATGGAAGCTTCTTTACTCCACATGACCAACGTCCCGGTGAACAACTTGCTGACGCTGTAGAAATTAGAAGTGTCAATCGAGGCCGCAGGGAAGAAGGTCAAGCGTCTATGGCAGCAATGGACGCTAAACGTTGGAAGGAAGATGATGATTTCTTCTTTAACAATGGCCCTGCTCCTAATTGGTATGTTAATTATCCGCAGTCATATGAATCAATGAGGAAGTTAGCGTTAGCAAGGAGGTCGAATAAACGGTGAACGATGTCTACATCAACAAGAAATTGGAGCGGTTTGGTATTCTAGATGGAAACCAGATTTTCCGTCTGGCACGAACCGACCAGTTAGAATACCGTAGAGTAGGCCCGTCAGTTATTCTGACAAAGAAGTACAATTACTTCAATGCCGTATATTGGGTAATTGAGAAGTTAATGCCTGTCAGCGGTCCCAACGCTGAGTTGTTACCGGGACGCAATGTCTCGTATGAACCCATCTTCGTGTTTAAGAAGCCAGATGACCGGCCTATTATCGTTTCCGAAGATGTCGTTCTTTCATTCGTGCATTTGCAGTTGTTTGGTGAACGAAAGAAGCGCGACCTCGTCAAGGAAGAATTGGACGAATACGAGCGAGCGGTGGACAAAGTTCATCAATTTCTGCAAAGCGAATGCTCTCCAATGTCGATGCAACTTCACGTAGGTGAAGCCATCGTTAACCCAGGAATTCCAAATGGCAGACGCGACGTTAGTGTCCCTAGTCCCGAGGGAAATTCGGGAATTGAAACCGGGCCTGTCGGAACCGCACGTAGTGATTCCAGCGGCTCCGATGAATGATTTCGTAACGGTCTACATTAAAGACAACACGTACGCTTTATATCTAGACAACGAACGTGGGAGCAGATTAATTCCCGAGCCGGTGTCGGTCTTTGCCGAATCAATCTGTCAAGACTTCATCGTCGCGCAGATTGAAATCGATGCGACGACATCAGCCTTTCCGGGAATTTTCTGGGTATACAATCATCAGTCACGGGAACAAATTAAGAAAGAGCACGGTGCGAAGTTAGCAACCGCTCTTGAGAATCAGATTAGATGGTTTCAGCGTTTGGTGCGTCGGGCGGACTCTGATTGGCAGATGTTCCATCAGCACAATGTCATTGCAGATATGCAACGACAAGCGGCAAAGTGCTTGAATCTGGAACGTGAATGGGTACACGCACTCGTTGACCTAGGAAACGAGCGATGCCCAGCATGTTCTTCGATTTTGATGAGTCCTCCACCAGTTGTTTGCCCGACGTGCCAATGCATCTTAGACGAAGCTAGGTACACGAAACTCAAGTTTGCTAACGCTTAAAGGGACACCTCCCATGCTAGCAGCAGATATAATGGATAGAGCGCGCGTACATTTGAATGATGTAGGCGCAGACATTTTCAACAACGATGTGCTCCTTCCATTCTTAGTATCCGCATGGGAAGAGCTACAGTCAACCATGCAGGCGCATGGTTTGCCTATCATGATTGAAACGAGTTCGGCAATTCTGTTGCCGTCTGGTGCAATCGAATTAGGTACAAGCGCGGTGGTTCCGAATCCTACGCTCCCGGCAAACTTCATCGAGCCTAAGGCTATGTATGAACGGGCGCCGGGAGCGATGCAATGGGAACCGATGACTGAGGCGCATGGTATTGTGGAATCCACGATGCAGCCGAAACTTGGCATATGGGAGTGGACTGGTGACTACATCAAGTTCATTGGTTCGACTGCTAACCGAGAGATTCTCTTACGTTATCTCAAAGGCTTACCAGAAATTACCTCAGACAATACAGACTTACCTATCACGGGCGCAAAGAGATACTTATCACTCAAAACAGCAGCGGAAGCAGCGGATGATATTGGACAGAATCGCGCCCGTGCGGATAGATTGGAATCGAAAGCTGAGTTGGAAATGAATCGATTCCTGGCTATCCGTGTGAAGTTGCAGCAAGATGTATCAACTCGGCGTCGTGGTTATCAAACGAGAGGGAGAGGCACGTGGCCATCACTGTTACCATATTGAATCAGAAAAGGTTGCCCGGCGTAGGTTTGTTCACCACCGGGCGTATGAATTACAGCGGCTCATATCCGTCTGGTGGTGAATCAAACGCAGGTCTGTTAGCAGCACTCAAGGGGTATTCGACCATCGATAACGTGCAGTTTATGACGTCGAATGGTATGACTGCTGGATACGATTCCGCGACGAACAAGGTTCGTGTTTGGAATAACGTTGCGGGTGTACCTACTGAATTGCCGGCGGCTGCGTATCCTGCACCCGGTTCCGGTTCAATTGGCTTCACTGCGATGTCGAGGTAGGTATGAATCGAGACCACGCTCCAATTGTCATCTCTGAGATTCAGGGCTTGTTCGATAGGTCTGAATTGATGGATTCCGTTCCCGCAGACCATTTAATTGTCGCGGACAATATTGCGTACACGGAGCGTGGTTTTCGTACTCGTTCTGGCTCTCAGAAATTGCATGAAGTCGTTGGTGGTGTCCGTAGATTTTGTTCCTATAAGCGTTTAGATGAAGTGGCGAGGTTGCTCATACTAAACGATTCGGGGCAGTTGTACGACTCAACGAATCTAGGCATCCCTATCTTAAGTATAGTGGGAATGATAGACTTTAGCGCCGCTCAATTCTACAATAGAATCTATATCACCCCACACGACCGGAACAAAGGCATCGAAAACGAAACCATTTACGTATACGATGGCACGACTTGTCGCGCAGCAGGCGGTGCAGCACCCACGGGAGCAATAACATGCGTCAATTCAGCATTATCCGGCCATGTTGAACAGGGTACGCACTTATTTGCTGTGTCGTTTGAAACAGAATCTGGATACATTACGAAGCCAGGACCGTCTATTTATGGCAGCGTGCTTGCAGATGGCACTCATGCTGTTGATATTTCTGGTATTCCTACTGGTCCTGTGGGTACTGTGGCTCGTCGTATCTTGGCAACTCGACGCATCGCAGAATATAACTTAAATCAGGATGGGTGGATTTTCTACTTTGTTCCCACTGGTCGCATTACTAATAACACTGACACAACTGTTACTGTAGATTTCTATGATGCGGATTTGGTCTTAGAAGCCGACTATCTCTTCGACCAACTAGATAGAATTCCCGCTGGCGTGGGCATCGGTATCTATACGGATTCATTGATTGTGTGGGGTGAGTTCCGAGAACCATCGACCGTTAGAATATCGAAGCAAAATGACCCTGAAGGGTTCGATGCGGTTGCAGGCTACATCACCGTCGCACCAAACGAAGCGGGTGGCGTCAAGAACTGTATTCAATTCCGTGATAACCTTTACATCCTGAAGTCACAACGAACCTTTAGTACCTCCCGAGATTTGGTCAATACGGATGCGCCTATTTTCTGGAGAGTGATATCTATTGATGAGGGCATTGGGACGGAATGCTTTGGGGCTGCGACTGTTTTAGATACCGCCGGCCCCAATACGGATGCGTACATCATCGCCGCACGCACGGGCATGTTCACATTCAATGGCGTCTACCTCCAGCCCGAATTTTCGTGGAAAATCGACAGAACGTGGAACTTTATTAATCCTACGACCTTCGAGGAGATACAAGTTATCAACGATGTGGTCGGGACACGAATCTATGTTCTGTTGCCTAGTGGTGAGCTATTGGTTGCTGACTACAAAAACGGGTTGGCATTTAGTTCTATCCGTTGGGCGCGCTGGACGTTTCCTTGGCCGGTCACTGCAATAGGCATCGATGTTGACTCGGACCAAGTCGTCAACATTCTTTTGGCCGGGGCGAGCACCATCTGGAAATTGGACCTATCGTATCACTTCGATGATATGAACGATGGCGACAATGCGATTAACACTGTCGTGGAGTACGGTGCTCAAAGTATTGTCCCTTACGGTTCTATCGCTCATTATCATGGGGTGCGGATGCGCGCCATTGGTGAGGGAACTTAGCGGTTACGATAAAGGGTTTAGACGGAGCGAACGAGGCTCTTTTACGTAGTTTGGCCCTATCGCCAAACCCTGGAAAGTATCTCTATCGTGGCTGCAATCTGCGTAACGAGAAGTGCGTCTTAAGGCTAGAACTTGAGGACGCAGGAAACTGGATAAATCTGCTGGAGCTTACTCTATTCGCATCTGAGATGTGGCTGGAGCGTCCAAGTGACACAGCTTAATGAGTCACAACTCTTTGCGTTGATTCAATCAGTACAGATTGAAGACCCTGTACTGAAGAATTTGTTGACCGAGTTTGTCAAGCGATTCCAAATCGTTGCGTTAGAACTGTTTCCACCAGAAGAAAGACCAATCATTGAAGACATCATTGAGGAAATCACCGTTCCCAATGTTGAAATCTTCACGTATGAGTTGGTTCCGCTTGGTATCAAGTTCACATGGGAACGTCCTTCGGCGGAAGCGTATAGCTTTGAGATTCGCTACGGTGCGGACTGGGAAACGGGTGAGCGACAGATTGTCACGACAACGTTGTCAGCAGTCTTAGACGGTAAGCCCATCGGAACGCATAAGTATTGGATTCGAGCGTTTGGTTTAACTGGGACGCCATCGGAATCCGCGACACCCTTAGATGTTATCATTCCGCCTATTGGTGAGGTGGCGTTATCAGGCTACGTAGTTGATAACTTCGTGATGTTGCAGTGGACAACACCGACGTCAGCGTTTAAGATTGACTACTTCATCATATCGAAAAACGGAACACAGGTTGGTGAGCAGCAGGGCACGTTCACGACTCTTTTCGAGGATACGGGTGGCACGTATACGTATTCCGTGCGCGCGGTGGACATCTTTGGTAACGTATCAAACGATGCGACACTCGACTTACTAGTCTCGCAACCTGCTGATTATGTTTTATATGATGTCTACACTGACGATTTCACGGGGACGAGAGTTAACGTTTACCGTGATGCATCGCTTCCAAGTATCTTTGCGAGCGTAGACTTAACGGAAACGTGGCAGCAATATGCCGACAATGGCTACGCCACGATGGCAGATGAGATAGCTTTTGGACTGCCATATTGGTTACAGCCCACGGTGCCAAGTGTAGGTAGCTACGAACGCATCGCAGATTTCGGCACAGTGCTTGAAGGAATCATCTGCAACGTGACGTGGGCGTATCATGAAATCGTTCCGTTCACGCAGGTACGATGTTTCCTGTCTAGTTCGCTGGACAATGTAACCTACACGGCTGAAACCGAAACGAAGACGATGTTTATCCCGGAGTTTAGATACATCAAGGTTCGGTTTGAGTTCCTTGCCTTGAATTGAGGGAGTTAACAAATGCTAAAGTGTTTTGGTCACGAAACCATCACGACGGGCGTAATTCCCGGTCAACTTGACTCAGCAGTCTATTCAGGAAAGAATGTGCAAGAGGCGCTCGTTACCGTTGAAGACGCGCCTATTCGATTCACAGCGCATAACGTGAATCCTGACGATGCCTCGAAGCTTGGACATTTAATGCCGGCAGGTTCAAGCTTTCGTGTAAGTGGTCCCGATGTGGATAACTTACGATTCGTACAGTCAGGCGCCACTTCCGGTACGCTCAACGTTTCGTACTATAACAACGCTTAGCCTATGGGCGTAATCATTGAGTCCTCCGGTGGCTCATCGGACTTTGCAAAATTGGCAAAGTTGCTCACACCGGAGTTAACGTTTTGGGAACGCACTCCGGCATCGGGCCATATTAGACTCATTGGACGAGCGCAGGTTCCTCGAACTTTCAGAGGCGTGACGCATTCGTTAGATTTTGGAAGCGTCACGCTTACCGTGAGAATTAATGGTTCTCCGATTCCGGGCCTCACACTCTTGGTCCCCGGTACGACACCGTTTTACGCGAAAGCTACCGGGGGAAATGTACTTCCGGTGAATGGCATCTTGGAAATCGTGTTGATTCGAGCGACCAATCCAAAGGGCCTGTCGTTACAGTTCGATTACGATTGGATTCTCTAATGGAAGCACTCTATCAGATGTATAACCTGCAACTGAGGTTAGACATCAAACATACTGTCGATGGGGGAACAGTATCAGTAAGTGCGGCAGACGTGGGTGGAACGGTAGTGTTCTTTAACAAACCATTTAGAGACGTAGACTCCATTACGGTTACGGCAAAGGCTTCTGTTGAACAGAACGCAATCTATGACTTCGTGGATATCCCAAATCCACCGTCATTCAAGATTCTTCTATTCAACACCGCTGGCACGCGAATCAATGGCGTCGTATCATGGAAGGCCAGAGGCAAACTCTGATATGGAACTCACGATTGATGACGTGAAGGGTGTCGTTGGTGCCTTGGTAATCGAGGGGATTGTCAAGGATAAACGAATCAAACAGCTTGAGGATGAAATCGCTCAGCTGAAGCAGTCCCAAGAGAAGGAGAGTAACCTTCATTTGATTGAAAAGGGTGGGACTTCATGATTAGGGTAGCTTTGTTAGCAAGCCTACTTCTCATAACTGGCTGTCAAGAACGAAACTATTACTCACCAACAAGTCCATCGCCAACAGATAGACCAAACCCCACTCCTAGTCCTAGCCCCGTAACCGTAAACAAGATTGAATACCGTGTAACGGGAAACGCACTCGGTGCGAGAATTCGCTATAGCAACGCGGTCGATGGATTGACTCAGGTGGTGACGACGCTACCGTACGTAGCTACAATCACTACACAAGAATCGTCCATGTTTATCACGTTGGAAGCTACACCGACCACGTATCCTTTCACTGTATTGTACCCATTCCTGTCGGTACAGGTGTTCGTGAATGGTGTACTGTTTAGGGAAGCCAACACAAGCGATTTCTTCTTGATTCCAATCTCGGTATCAGGAACGTGGCACAAGTAAGGGAAATTAATCATGGCAAACTGGGCGCTTCCGCAGCTTTCGGATTTAAAAGTCGATGTTCTCGATATGTTGAAACAGCGAGAAGTCGATGCATATACTTTGGCGGAAGCGCCCATGAATCCGCCTGTGGGTGCCGTGCGTTGGAATCGTAGCCTCAACAAATTCCAATCGTGGAATGGCACCGCGTGGGTAGACTTAATTATTTCGATGGCCGGTGGTGGTACGGGGGCTAGCGACATCAACGGGTTCTTAGATAACTTTAACCTTGGCTCGATGGCGCTTCAGGATTCGGATAATGTTAGTATTAGTGGTGGGTCGATTTACAATCTTGCAGGATTGAGCACCTTAGGCAATCTAGGCGTGAGTGGAAATACAAATATTAGTGGTGTCTTAACAGTTGCAGGAAATAGCGCACTTGCCACCGCGAGCTTCTCAGGGGCCACATCGTTCAATGGTTTGGCCACATTCAATGCCGCGTTAAAAACACCAAGCATCGACGTTAATTCTAATACACCACTGATTCATTTCACTGATGCTGATTCCCCCGCTGATAATAAACTTTGGCGAACAATCGTTAATGGTGACCAATTTGCGATTGAGGCAATCAAAGATGACTATAGCGTAATATCTACTGGTTTCATCATGACACGTAGCGGACCATACGTTACGGATTATAGATTTGGTGCTGGCAATCGAGACGTCGTTATAAAGATGAATGCGGGTCCGAGCGGTACTCAAGGATTCTTGTTCATGCAGAATGGACTGACAGGATTCGGTGCGGTTTATAATAATGCCAGTGGATTCTATATCGACCAAACGATGCAAGTCTTCCGTACTTTAGATGGTGCTAACAATCGTGCCATCTTTAGTGACACTGGATTGAAACTTGTACCAAATTCTAGTACGCTAGCGAGTAGAGTATCAGTTGGTGAACATACTTCAAATCCTGCTCCTGCAATTCTTCAGAGCGGCGAAGCAGGGACTAGTGTAAACACTGTTCTTGTTGCAAACAATTTTTATTCACCTAGCGGTGGAGCTTCAAGTAGAGTTAATACTACAGTTGGAGGTTCAATTATTAGGCTCAATCCAAATAATATAACTCTCGCTGTAATTAGCAGTACAGGAATTCAAACTACTGTAGCTAGCTTTAATAGTAATCAGACCTTCCTATTCTATAATCCTGTATTCTTTGGACCTGATAATACCTATCCAAAAATTACTCCCTTAGCTGCGAACCAGCTTGAAATATATTGTAATGGTATTCTCAATATTATAGGAACTAGTTCGACTCGTATTAGCACAGGCAACCTTTTTCTTAATAACGTAGGAGCAACTAATGTCGCACCATTGTTCTTCGGTCCAGATGGTACTTGGCCTAGTATAGTCGCAAGTAGTACAGGGGCCTTGGCGATTCGTTCCCCGAAAACATTCTTTGGTGCATCTACGACTGGCTTTATTGGTGATGACGGTGCGGGTAAACTTCAGATTGGTTCTACTGGCGGAAGCGATACCGTTATCTACAACACAACGCTTCGTCCGTGGGCAGACCAAGGCGTACATTGTGGAACACCATCATTCCGGTGGCATACAGTATATGCATCAAATGGTGTGGTTACGACATCGGATGAACGTCATAAGAGCATCGAAGGAAAGATAAAGAACGCGAGAGAACTCGTCCGACAAATCAATCCTATGTTTGGTTCGATTGAACCACTTGAGGGCGAGCGTCGAAGAATCGTACCAATGTTCAGCGCACAGGATTTGGACGCTACACTGTCCGATGTTGTGTACAAAGAGAATCCCGAAGCGTGGGGAATCAATTACTCGAATTTGATTCCAGTCCTGTGGCAGGCTGTTCAGGATATTCTCAATGACCAAGATTAATGGGAAATTCCTACACAGTGCAGCGTTAAGCACCGCACGAATTCAGCCTGTGGATATACCAGAAATACGCGCGATTTATGAGAAGCGTGATTTCGATTGGGTAGAACCAAGGCTGGATTTCGGAACCATCGTCGTTCGTGAGAATGGTAAGATGTTGGGGGCTGGTCATTTACATCCTATCGTTGAGTCGATTATGTTGCTTGACCCGGACGTGAGCCGACTCAAAAGGATAATGGCGACAGACCTCATGATGCGGCAAGCCATTATCGATTCAAAGGGCTTGGGGTTATCAGAGATTCATGCTTGGGTGAAAGAGCCTGAGTTCTTGAACTATCTGCAAAAGCGTTATGGGCATGAATTGCCCCGCGGTACTTCCTTAGTCCTGAGGATTTGACATGGCAAAATCTGATAAGAAAGAAGCAAAGGAAGAAGTCAATACCGAACAGGCTCGTGTCAATGAGCAGTTCGGGAGTCTTACGGAGGAAATGGACCGGAAGCGGCGCGAAAAGGATGAACAATCCAAACGCGACCGTGAAGCATTAACTGGCACGCTATCAGGAATGTCTGGCACAACTGGCGGGTTAGACCAAACCGTTGTTAATAACATCCGTGGTTTATACGGTGGAAAGACGGTGGGCTTTGACTCTGGAACGAGCGGTGGTTCTTCTGGTGGTGGTGGTTCTGATTCTGGTGGTTCTACGGGCGGCACGGCTGCTGTAGCACCTGAAGATAAATGGAAAGCGCCGTCGGATATCTATACCGAATTCGGTAAGACCGGCGGTGTGGAAATGGAGCGGATGCGGAGTCAAATCACTGAACTGGAAAACATGGCAAAGACAGGTGCCATCGACCCAGCGCAGAAAGATTCGATTAACGCAACGATTCAGAAACTCAAGGACTTCCAGTTCGACCCGGCGGCAAAAGCGAGGATTCAGACCGCGATTGACCAGCTTGGAGTAATGGGTCGTACGGGTGGATATGACCCAAACAGATTAGCGCAGATTAACGCTGATTTAGATAACCTACGCAATTGGTCTGCAACTGGGGGCGTTGACCCGGAACGTGCAGCGGCGTTACGTGGCACCATTGATTTCATGAATCAAGGTGGCATTAGTCAAGCTGATTTAGAGCGATGGCGTGGTACAGGTTATGATGAGTTTGCGCGCACGGGCGGATGGTCTGATGCGGATAGAGCGGATTATCGTGACCGTGCTACGAGCGGTATTCCGGCTATGTTCCAAACAAACATGGCCGAAGCGCAACGTCGCGCAAACATTCAGGGCGGTGGCGGTGCGGGATTCTTAGCGGCTGCTGGACAACAGGGACGTCAGCAAGCACAGGAAATGGCAACCGGCGAGACGCGATGCGGAAATTGATTTAGGTTCGCAAGTTCGTGAAGGCCGTAAGTGGGGAATCAAGGGATTAGGGGACACCGAGGCTGCGATTCAAACACAGTACGGAATCAATCGGGCCACAGGTTTAACAACGGGCACGAAGTTTGAAACCGACATCGGTGCGAATAGGATTGCAGGTTACGGTGAAGCCGCGAAGCAGCAGGCTCAGTTAGAAAAGGATATCTCGTCGAACCGAATCAACGCAACGCAGTTAGGCGGTGCGTTAAACGTTCAGATGCAGGATTCAATTAACGATGCGTTCATTCGCGCTCAGCAGGGTGCGGGTACGCTCGAAACGAATCTTGCCGATGCGATTGGAAAGAATCGAGTAACCGCGCAGAACGGCAGCGGCGCAGGCTGAAGCGAAAGCACAGCAGTTACGACAGGAAGGTCAGTTAGCCGGCGCGAAAGGTTTAACTGAAATCGCTGCTCAAAAGGCAGCGGAAGCGGCACGCGCTCAAAGTAATGCGAATGCGGCACGCGCAAATGACCAAGCGAACGAACGTTGGTGGGCGAATTACATAGCTGGCAATGAACGTTGGATTGGTGAACAGCAGCAGCAGGGTCAGCAGTTTGCTACGAATCAACAGCGTATGGTATTGGGTATGGATGAAACGCTTGACCGCGATAGATTCGGTGCAGACCTTGCATCGCAGTGGGCTGGCGCGAATCGTGGTTTGTTGGGGATTGACGCTCAATCTAATCAGAGTCAGGGCGGTGGTGGCTGGACTGATTGGGCGCGTATGGGCTTAGGGGCTGCATCAATGTTTAGTGGTGGCGGTGGTGGTATGGCCTTGGTTCGAATCAGGATTATCGATATGATTCTGATGACCCAGGTTCCATTTGGTATAGCGGTAATCCGAACGTAATAGACCGCGACCAGTTAGACCCATCTGAATGGGATTAGGTTATGTTCTATCTCGTAGGTTCTCGATTCTTTGGAGCGCATCGTGAGAATTCTGATTGGGATTATTTCGGTGCGAAGACTCAAGAGAATCGAGAAATCTGCGAGCGGATGGGACTGAAAGAACTACCACCACGGAAGTCTGGTAGCCTTCACTACTGGGGAAAGTATCAAGGACGTTGGCTTGATGTTTTGTTGGTCGATGACTTGATGCACAAGATATACGCTCGGGATGCGTTAGCTAAGTTACCGGGCGTCGAGAAGCTCAGTAAAGTTGAACGTTACCAAAAGATACGGGAGATACTCAATGCCCCGACGGCCATATAATTACGATTACGATGACGATGATTTGTTTCAGGGCGGTGCATCCGGTGGTGCAGGTGGCGGTGCGCGATGGAGCGACCCATATGCAACGGCTGAAGAAGATGCCTATGCAGATTTAATGCGTTCGCGTGGTCGGCGACCATTAATTGGATTTGATGAGGAAGAACAAAATCCACTATCGCGCTATCAGCGATTGTTTACTACATTCGATGAGCCGATGATGGCTCGTTCGAGTAGACAAGCGCCACCGCCACAATTGGATGATATGGTTCCGATGCGTTCATCGAACCAATTGGAAATGCCACCGCCAGAACCAGTTCGAGGTCCCTCGTTTGCAGGACCGGGACAACGAACGATTGGTAGTGCATATCCTACGGGTCCAGTGAATCAAACGATTGGGCGTCCATCTGGATTAGATTGGGCAACTCAAACGGGACCACAGGGATATACGGGATTTAGACCTACGCCGGCACCGGAACCACAAATTCCGGCGATGGCACCCGTGCGTTCAAATCAGGTTGCGCAACCACAAATGTCACCTACTACAATGCCGCGACCACAATTGGCACGTAGTAGTAATCAACCTGTACCACAGACGGCGCCAAACATTCCACCAATGGCGATGGGCCGTTCTAATCAAGCGGGGACGGGTCAGGGTGGATATAGAATGCCAGCCGGTGCAAATCTATTGATGCCGCAAATGATGGCATCGCACGCGCAGGCTGCACCGCCAACTCAAAACATTCCGCCACAGGTAGCGGGGCGTCCGAGTGGTCCTTCGTTTGCTAGGCCGGGACAGCGTACTATTGGTTATCCAAATGGAATGCCTGCTGGACGTGGGGCTGGAGCACCTTTAAGAAATAGACCTGTTGCACCGCCAGCGCAAACTGCCGCTGCCCCGGGAATCAGTCCGAATTCAATCGCATCGCAAGAAACGCCAACAAGTGCGCCGGCTAATTGGTTCCCAGACTATAAGAATCCATTTGCACCGCGGCCTGAAAATGCTCCGCGACCGTGGGCGAGTAGTCTTGATTTCAATGCACCGCCTACGGGAATGGGTGCGGCGGTTGCGAATGCGACACCGCAAAATGTTGCTCCACAGCAAAGGCGGGGTTTAGAACCGCCAACGTATAACATGGGGCCGATGGAAGCGTATACTCAATACTTACAGTCTGAACCCGAACGGGGAGATTATAAGACTGGTAAGTTCGGTACGGTTATCAATGCGTTGACGGCGGGGCTTGAAGCAAAAGATAGAGGACTCGCGGCTGGCGTGAAGCTTGGTGAAGAGTTAAGAGATAGACCGTATCAGGAAGAATACAAGAAGTGGGCGACTCGCGGTAACAAACAGAAGGCCGCAGTTGATTTGGAGAATGCCCGTTACAATGCAGTCGAACGTGCATACAGCCGTGACGTGGATAATGCTCGTCAGCAACAGCAGGTTAACATTAGTTTGATGAATGCTAAGCTGGCGCGTGAGAAGTTTGAGCATGAAGCCACGCAGGATGATATCAAAATGATGACTGAGGGTTGGCAGCCTTCACCGGGTAATGATGGTAAGGTTGTGTTGTGGCGTATGAGTCCGGTTACTGGTCAGCCTGAATATAAGCAGACTCAAATCAATAGCGAAAAGTTCTCTGCTGCGCAGCAGCTTGAACGTGATAGGATTTCTCAGGAAGCACAGGATAGGCGAACGAAGTACACGGCAGATACATCGTCTGCGAATACTGCTGCGAACATTCGTTCCCGTGAGAGCGAAGGTAATTTGAATCGTGAGTTGCGTAGGTCATTGGATGCGGGTGGGAATGCGGCACTTTCGGGTAGGAATACTGCCGCTGCCACCGTGAAGAATGAGTATCCTGAACTGGATAATGCAAAGATGTTCGGGGATGCGTTTACCGTCACAGGGAATCGCATTCGGATTAATCCGAAGTTCACGGATGACCAAGCGGGTAATGCGGAACTTGCGAATTATGCACGGACCAAATTCCCGAACGACCCTGAAAAGCAGATGAGATTCGTTGAACGATTCAAGTCTTTGCGGTACGATGCGTTGAGATTCGTACCACTCGATGAGGATGAGGAGTAATCAATGGCCGACGAACTTGAAGACTTTTTGAATTCAGGTGCGTCTACATGGAGCGATTACAAGAGTGGCCGGTCGAATAGGCCGGTCGCTCGTGAAGAACCCGGTTTTCTGAGTAGCGCGTTAAAGTTCTACGATGAAACTCCGTGGCTCGGTAAGAAATGGCTCCCTGATGTTGAACCATATATCCAACGTGGGCAAGAATTCCTTGAGCCATACATTGGAAGGACGGCTGCACGTGCCGTTTCAGCATATCCGCGAATGCAAGCAATGGGCGCGGATATGTTGTTTGGTTCACCCATTGATACGTTAAGCACCGCTGCCACGGTTGGAACGTTCGGTGCGGCAGCACCATTAAAAGGTATAACGCTCGCGGCACGTGCGCCTAAAGTTGTTAGGGGAATCAAAGCCATAGGTCAAGGAGCCGATGCGCTTCAAGCAATTCGTGCTGGTGGCGGAGCTATATCTGAGCTTGGCAAAGGAAACTATGGAAGTGCCGCATTACAAACAGGCGTTGCGGCATTATCAGGTTATGGTGCGACTGGACATAATCCATTCGCCCGTGCTGCGGAACCAATTGCGGATATTGCGCCGCCTGCAACTCCTTCGTTTATTACTCGCGATGCCAAGTTCGCTGCGCGTCCGGTAACGAAGGTGTTGCGTGACCCGAATCCTGCTAACCTTCCGTTACGGAAAGCAGGGCCAGTCACATCTGAAATGCGCGATGTGGTTCGTAAGAGTTATGGACCGCAGACAAAGTTTGCACCGACGGACGAAGCGGCCCAAGTAATCACAGACCCGGCGAGATTATTAGAAGGCCGCGTTTCCGATGTTGCGCCTTCTGGTTCCAGACCTAGCGTTATCGCCCCACGCGATGCGGCGTTAATGGAAAGAGCGCAGCGTGATTTGTTAGCTGCGGGTGAGGAAGTTAATGCACGAAACCTTGAACGTTATCGTGACGTTCCGGATTTCAGAAGTAGAATACAGGGCAGAGCGGCTGAATTAGGTAGTCCCGGTGGATACGAAGCAACGGTTTCATCGGAACAATTGTTACCACCGCGTGCCAGAACTGACGTTTCTACCCGTCCCGTTGCACAGGGCGTAGCGAATCAAGTTATCCCCGAAGCGGCTGAAGAAGCTGTTGAAGATGTGGCGAAGCCCATTCGATTCAAGACTGCAAAGGGTAGTACATACGAGCATCTTGAAGATGGGACAACGATTCGGGATAAAGCTGCGCGGCCAGAGCATCCGGGTGAGGTAGGTATTCAGCCGCAATCAAAGAAAACGTATTACGTAGCGCCCGAAGAACTTCCGCTTCTCGATGCGTTGGCGACAAGGAAACCCAAAGGTACAAGCATTTCGATTCGGGAACGTGGCGATGGAACGATTGGATTGTGGTACGAGCAGGGTAAAGTTCGTGGCTACATGAAACATCACAAGGACGGTGGATTCGTAACGCCATCGATGGAGCCAAGGATAGGCTATCATCCAGTTGAAATATTTGACGATGGTACGCATCACTTCGGAAATGAGATTACGAAGTTGAATCTGGTACGAGATTGCGTCCCGACCAGATTGAAGAACCGAATCTATCAGATGTTGCGGCGGATGATGTTGGGAAACCGGGAGCAGGTGAAATAACGTGGCGACAGGATACGTCTCCTGTCGAACGCTATTCGTACGGTGCGGACAAGAAGCTTGATAACAAACTCAAGCAGCAGGTTCGTGCCCAACTTAACGCGTTCGATAGGCGTGTCGCAAAGACTACGTTCATTGATTCGGCGGAGCGAAGGTCCGCGTTAGTTAACTCGATGGCTGAGAAACTAAATGAACGTCAGCTTGCCGCTGCGTTTGAAGGAAGGATTCTCGACGAGAAATTGGTAAGTGATATCGTCGCTCAGCGGCGTGCGATTGGTGCCCAACCTGAGGTAAACGTTCCGAGAATTCCGCCTCAGGATTTAACGGAAAACATTGGGCCACCGAATCAAATGCCACCGCCGGGATTTGCTGGCAGACCTGTTGAGGGTCCAACGGCACAGGGACCACGGTATTGGGATAGGAATCAGGAACCACCGACTATTGCTGAGGGGATTGTTGAAGGTGCCCCGACGCAACCACCGCAAATCTTTGGTTCTCGCCAGGTTATGGCGGAAGCTGCTGGCGAAAGAGCGGTTCCGGTTGTTAGAACTGATAAGGAAGTTAGGGAAGCATTAGCTGCGCGTGGTGTCACGGAACCATCGGATGCACAGGTACAAAAGATTCTCGATAACCCGAGGTTACTCGATACGATTGTGCCACCGCGGTCTGAATTCGTTCCCGATGTGGAAAGAGGTTTCAGACCTGTCACGCCACCTGAAACGCGGATTGATAGACTGCTACCTGAGAAGACTCCAACCGTTCCGAATGCTTGGAAGTCGCCTGAGGTTATCACGGATATTCTTCAGCGTGCCCGGAAGAATGCGCCACGGGATATCTTTGGTGATAACGATTGGCAACGAGCAGTGGACGTTGCGAAACAATTAGGGCATGAGGATGTTGGTCAGGCGATTAATCGTGCTGGTCAATACGTGAAATCTCAGCAAATGGGATGGGCTGAGAGTGCCGCTAAAGGTGGTGGCATGTCGATGGAAACTGAACTTCAGCGAATGGGGGCTTCAGGAGAAAAGATTGTAGACTTGAAGCGTCAAGCGAACACGGATGCTACGATTCGATTCGATGATTACGTTAAGGGCGTAGCAGACGATGTTGATTCCTTACCTCAGGACAGGTTTGAAAAGGTTGTGGATTATCTTGAAGGGGATAAAGCCGTCAAGTTGAGTGCTGAGGAATTGAATGTAGCGGAGCGGATGAAGGAAGTGCTTCGACGTTCCGGTAAGGATATGGACGACCGTGGTATGTTAGAGCACGGTGTCGTGCAGGATTACTGGCCGCGTAGATTCGATGGCGTTCCTGATAAAACGATTGAGGATGCGCTGCGTGCTCAAGGATTATCTTCGGATGAAATCTCACGCAAGATTGATTTTATCAGGAAGCAGCGAGAACTGAAAACCGCAGGTGAGTATACGCGAAGTGGGAATGATGTTCCAGGATATCGAAAGGACAAGCAAGTATTCTTCGACCATCTGAAAGCCGTCTCAAATCGAATTGAGTTAGCGGATAGATTTGGTTTGAAGGATACAGCGGACCCGAACTCTGTGCTTTCTCAATTGATTGGACAAACCAATAATCCTGATAGAGCGCGGGATATCATGGAACGGGTATTGCGAGGTGGGCCACAGGGAACGGAACAAACGAGGCAAGCGGCACATCTTGCGAGGACTTACGCAACCGGCGCATTGATGCATCTTTCTAGCATTTCCAATTTGCTAGGCGGTGCATTGCCCATCGTTGTTCGGGGTAACATTGCGGAAGCAGGGAAGTCCTTGTTCAAAGTCTTCAACAGGTACTAGCCCTGAGATGCAATTCATGAAGAGCGTGAACCGCTTCAATGAATTCCAGTCAGGCGTTACCGAAGGAATGACATCGAACAAGTTTAACAAATGGTTTGGGATTGATTGGACGCAGAACCAAATTAACAAGTACGGTGGCTCGGTGGGACTTGGAACAGCGAAGTCTATGTTCCAAGAACTGAAAGCGAATCCCGGAAACAAGAAGCTTGAGTGGATGCTTAAGGATTTGGTGCAGGAAGACGCATCGACCCTGCTAAAGCAAACTAGCCTAACCGACCATCAATTGAAACGTGCCGCGGTGCGGATGGTTGATATCACACAGGGCGTGATGCACAATGAGAAATTACCTTATGCATGGGTGAGGAGTGGTCTTGGAACCATACCACAAATCTTCATGCGTATTAACTTCCAAGTCACCAAGGCAATGAAGGATGGGATTCAACAAGCGCCCGTTTCATCATTGGCAAAGCTAGGAACGTTTGGCTTAGCGTTAGGTGAGGCTGTACAGCTTGGCAAAGAAGTTCCCAAGACGGCCGGCGAGGTAGGAATCAACTCACTCCAGCAAGCGTTAGGGTACGATGTTAAGGATAAGGAGTTCGGCAAGACGTACAAAGAGAACATCGGATGGGGTGAAAAGGGAGCCGATGCATCGCGCTTCTATAATACGAAGCGATGGATGACTGCATTGAATAAAGATGCAGGAAAGAATGACCATCTTGTTCACGCGGTGAATGCGCTTGAATCGTCGTTCGCTGGTGGGATGCCACTCAATATATTGGCTGCATTAGCTGGGCCACTATCAAAGGATTCACGTGACCCCGGTGAGGCAGTCAGTAATTTGTTTGTTGCGGTAGATGAAGGTACACAGATATTGCAACAGGGTTTGAACGTAGCTGGAGAAACGGTTGCTGCACCGTTACGTGGTGAAGCACCGGACTATCGTGATGCCGCACGGTTTGTCACTCGGAGATTACCTATTGCAGGCGGTGTGCAAGCCGGCGTTGTACGTGGAATCGATTCGTCTAAGCAATCCGCGAGAGCGGAAAAGAAAAGATTGAATCGTTCCATCTACGGTCGGCCTGAGGAATTTAGTAGATAATAAAAGGGCATCGGGGGAAGGTCTGGCCTTTTCTCGATGCCCTTTTGTTTTCAATTATACTTGAGCACACGACTCGGCTCAGTATTCTTTCGGTACTCCACAATTACGTGGTCTTGGAGAACGTAATACATATCCTTCCCTACGTCTTCCTCACGTACCACGTTTGCTTCCTTCAGCGTATCCATCACTCGCGTCAATTCAAACGCATCCATATGACGCCATAGTTTGCGCAAGAGCACGATGCGCTGCATCTGAAAGTTATCCGTCTTAAGCAACGTCTCAAGCACGATGGCCGTTTGCTTGGCAATCGGCGTTGTCGTACTACCGGGAGAATTGTTTGTGACGACCTGTGTGTTTGTCATACAGGTTGAACACATCGCAATGGCTTCTTGGATGTCATCAATGGTCAGGAGCATGTCCTGTGCCCCTTGACATTGATATCAGCATCGCAACTTTCAATACCGTATCAGGGAATCGATTCGCGGTGCCGGTGATGTCGTCATTGTCTGGTTCGTATTCATTGTACCACGCTTCATAGAACTCGTCGGCGCCGGGGTAATATTGAAATTCACCCTTGAGCGATGATATCGTTCTGAGGTATTCAGATAGTCCCTCGTAATCAATCGTATTCGGTGTGCGGTATACAAGTGAATTCTTTCGGTTTCGTTTGTTCTCTGACACCATGAGCGTACGAGCAATGAAACCACCCATGATGTCACGCTGACCAATGACAGCATGAAGATGAATTTCGTTACTAGCACCAAGCATAGTAAGGTAAACATTGCGAAGGATTGATTTACCGGATTTGAGTAGATTGGTATGTGTGTCTTTGTACTGAGAATCATATAGGTCTGTCAGAATAGTTAGTGCTTGTGGGTCTTCTAGAATCGATTGTGAGAACTCGCCAGAGACAATGAACGCCGTCGCATCCTTCGACATCGTGCCATCTTTATTCATTGTTTGATGGCCGAGGTTCTCGATGATTGCTTGGATTGATGACCGTCCCTGCAATCACCTTGGTGACATTCATATCCGTGACGAGCTTCTCTGCTATCTTAATCGGCAACCCTTTCTTGATACCTGATGGGCCGATGAGCATGATGTATACGTTTGGGTATAGCTTGTATGCACCACCTCTATCGAGCCATACGTTTCGTTTCACGACCGCCGACAAGACGCCTAAACCCGCGAAATAAAAATATCGCCTAGGGCTTTCGAGGTCTTGCGTTTGCGACATGAGGTCGGTCAACCAACTCATGATATCTTATATTCAATCAAATCATGGAGGTTCTTCTCACCAATTTCGAATTCAGCGGGGATGATGAGGGTGCCCCTTGGAATCGAACAGCCCGAGAAATCAATGGGCATTTCCAATCCTTCCTTAAACACTTTTGCGTACTTATCAACTTCGGCTATCGGGACGAGTGCGCCGAATGCATCGTGCTTTTCCATCACGATTCGGCAGTCTGGGATTTGATACTTAACGTGCAGCATTGCACGCTTTGTCGTGTCTCCCACGGTTGATTGGGGAATCATCGCGTAGGCTTCCTTAAACATTTGGTCGCCCCACCTGCCAGAGAACTGTCGGCGACGGCCAAAGGGTGTAGTCAACGTTCGTTCGTTTGCAGCCAATGCATTCTGCACTGACGTGTGGAACACCGAGCGTATCTTCGGATTCGCTGCGTGAAAGAGTTCTAAAATCCTGCCTGCTTTGTATTCGGAAACGTGCAGGTCGATGCCATACTTCGCAGCATCCGTGTTGAAAGTTACCATCGCACGATGCTTGCCCATGTCGTATGAGCCTGCGTGGCGCGATGTCTTTCCTAAGAATCTCTCGGGACTTCCTTTTCGTATCACGAAGTCGTCGCCCAAAGAGAGTACGATGCGCGCTGTCTTTGCGTGCTTATCGATTAAGCCATACTCTGCGAGTCCTTCGTAATCTTCGGCTAACAAATCGACTACTCTTGCTTCCGCTTGCGATAGGTCCGCCTCTAAGTAAACGTAGCCGGGGTCTACGATTAACATCGAAAGGATGTCTTGCCCAATCGATGAATGCTTTGTTATGGTTTGGAATGCCAGCCCGATAGGCTCAGGTCTTGAAGGAGGCTTAAGAGTTTGAGTCGAAGTTCTTCCTGTCTCGGTTCCAACAATCTGATAAGACGTTCTGTACCGTCCGTCATAGTCTGGACAAGCGTTAATGTAAGTCCCAAGGGTCTTTCGGATAGTACGGCCTCTAAGAATTCGGTCAATAATCGGAACGACCTTGGGCTTCCGTTCTCCGTGATTAGCCTGTAAAGCGACAAGAACCTCCTCTCCAGTTCCATCGCGGGCTGGGAGCTTAAGTTCATTGTATATGAGTTGACCAATTTGTTTTGGGCTTGCGACGTTGATGGGATGTCCAATCAAGTCCTCCAGTATCATTTGGTTTTCTTGATTCAATACCTCATACTTGGCGCTCAGTGCCGAGCGCATCTCAAAATCACATAGGATTCCTTGCCGCTCGATATCAAGGTAAAGCGAGTGTAGGTGATGGACAAAGTTATAGTAAAAATCTCTAACGCCAAACTGCTCCAACTCTCTGTCGAGCGTCTCGAAAATTTCATACGTTACCGCACAGTCCTTTGCATTGTACAAGTATAAACGGTCGGCTGAGTCTTTCTTTGGATTGAATTCTTTGCCTTCAAGTTTGTAGTATGGCTCTCGCGTGTGTATACTAGCCAGAAAAGCTAAGCCCTTTGGAAGTTCAGGATAGCGTGTGTGGCTCATGAGCATCGTATCCGCGTGAAGGTTTGGAATACGAAACCCTAGTTGTCTCAGCTTTGATTCGTCGAACTTCCAGTTTTGGCCAAGGATACGCTTACTTCTAAGGAGTATGTCGGCGAGCTTCCAGAATTCGGCGAGTTCTCTCGGAGCGTAATTAGCAAATCGGACTCCCCATAATTCATTGAAGAGAGGAATTGATATAGCTTCATGGCTGCTTGCCGCAAATCCCAAGCAAACCGGTATGGATTTGTGTGTTTCGATGTCCGACGCAACAAGACTTTTGTCTTTCCATCTGTCAAGGAAACGATAGAGCTGAGCGGAATCTCTAATGACAACAAGGCTTCGGTGCGGGATGGGAGTTCCATTTATTTCTTCGGCCAATCTGCGGACGTCGAACTCAGCAATGGATTTATCGATAATGGAATCAGAACGGAGAATGTACGCGGGGTGATAGGTGGCGATGACTCGTTTGTTAAGCCGGTCAGAGTGCAGAATACTTCCACGCCATTGCGTGATTCCAGTATTTCCAGTGAGAGCTTGTAAGGCGACATTGCCAACGGCGAGGATGATTTTAGGATTAACTGTTTTGAGTTCTTGGATGAGGTATTCTTTATATCCATCGTAGTTTCTGACTCCCTTAATATCGTAGACTGGCTTGTGATTCTTAATCGTGCGCGGAGGCTCGGTCTTAACAACATTTGTCACCCAGCATTCGCTTCTAGTTATGCCTGCCTGTTGTAACAATTGATTTAGCAAGTGTCCAGATGGGCCAACGAATGGTCTACCTACCTTTTGTTCTTCGGAGCCGGGCGCTTCGCCAACGATAGCGATGTCCGCATTCGGATTACCTTCTCCGGGTACGTCTATTTGAATATCAAAAGCCGCCACGCTCATCTTGTTTCATTCCTTCATGTCGTCGAATTTCTCTAGCATCCATCTTTACCGGTGCGCGAACGTCATTGCTTGACAGAAAGTGTGCGTATCTAATGATGCAATAGACCGCACGGTCTAGCAACGTATCTTCAACTGACTCACACGTTGCTGGTTTGTTATTGTTTTCTAGATTCTGACGACGTGCTTCCTTCGTTCCAATCAAAGATTCGATGGCTTGTGAGACTGTGATTCCTGCATGTTTGGCCGAGTCTTCAAAGTTTCCGAACTCACGATGGTCGGTGTAGTCATGTGCTTTAGCTTCGTGTAGTTTCACGATGCGTTCAATTGCGCCCATGAATGCTGACCGCTCAGTTGCTGATGGCACCATTTAATTCTCCTAGGAAACTTGATGTAGTTCGCGCCACTTAGTAGGGTTTCTGATAATAATCATGCACGATGGAACGCGCTTGATTTTCTTATCGATGGTGTATTTCACTCGACCCTGTAAGAATCTTAGGTCCACGCTGATATCACTAAACGTATCATGCGATGCAGTGAACGCTTTGTTAAACCATTCGGTTGAGGTGTCAGCGGGTAAGAATAAAACAACGAGTTCGGCTTTGGCAGATAATGCTTTGTTAATGAGTAGTTCGGGAACGCCTTGTTTCACCGGGGGCGGGAGATGAATGAGGATACGACCTTCATCGAGTGGGTGAAAGAGTGAGTTGGAATCATGAAATTCTAATGTGAAATCAAACTCCTTCTGCAACTCCGCGTGCAATTTCGGTGGGAGCATTTGGTACTCCAAAGGACCGCACTGGTTAATTCCAGTGCGGTCCAAATCTTTTAGAAGCCTTTGGTCTTGAGGAAGTCGGCTAAGGAAATGGTATCCTTATGATTCGCTAGCCAATCATCCGTCGCAGCCTGAACACGAATACCTAATTCTTGTTCCTCTGCTTCATCATCTTCCTCATCATCTTCATCATCTTCTTCTGGCTCGATATCTTCATCGAGTTCAGAATCATCCTCATCGTCCTCTTCCTCATCCTCATCGAGGATTTCGGTTTCGGATTCATCTTCGTCTTCGTCGTCGTCTAAATCATTCTCAAGTTCCAACGTATCAGGGAGCATCTGGGGTTCGATTCCCAGAACTGCTGCTACTTGTTCCTTCTCGCCCGGTTTGAATGTGTGCTTGGTCATTGTCCCTCTCGCGTAGCCAACGATATTGATGTTCGACAGTCGATGCTAAATGCGACAAACGAATAGCAAAGTCTTCAGCTTCCTTTGCCATCTGTCGCAACTCAGCAACGTGCGACTGAACTGCTAGTTTTAATCCAAGTTCGTCCATCGCATCGCATTTTAATTTATGATTGGTGCAGGCGGAGGGACTCGAACCCTCATGGTTATTAACCCGTGGATTTTAAGTCCACTGCGTATTCCATATTCCGCCACGCCTGCTATTAAGTTGTCCCGAATCTCCACCGCTCGGGACCACACGGTTGGCAGAGCTAAGTATTAACAGGAGTCATTGCTAATACCTCACCCGGAGTTTGTTTGAACTACGCGTTGTCGGGAGTCCAATCAATCGGGCGCCAGCCGAGCACCTGATTAGTAGGACGATTGTTGTACGTACCGGGGCCGAGACAAACAAAAACTTCCTGCCCCTTGAACTCCTCGAATCGAATGCTTCCGCCATCCGTATCGAGGTTAACGTGCATCGCCTTGAGGAAATCGAATGCCAGACTCGGCCATTCCTCAGGGAAGGTCTGTTCGTAAACCAGACCGTTGTATTCGTTACCCGGTTCCTCAACCTTCACCGTGATAACGTGATTGATTGCACCGCTACGCTTCTCGGACTTCGCAACCTTTTCCTGATAGTTGGTAATCCGAACCGGCAACCAAGTGGGCGCCTCAACCAAGCGAGTGCGAGCGATATCTTCCTTCGAATACGTGAATGCCATGATTAGATTTCCTGTTTCCTTGTTTACTGTTTACCGGAGTTGATGGGAACAACGTTTGTTTTGTCTTTGCCTAGGTTCATTACCTCCTGAATCGATGGTAAAATCAATTCGTAAAAGTTATTGTCTGTGAAGTTGATTTCTTTTGGCAACTTGAGAGTTGTCCGTGCGAAATCTTCTCCGCTATTGACCGTGCGTGCAATGAATTGCGGACGACCACCTACCGGCTTTTGTTCGAAGTGATAAATCTCATCGAAGTATCCCGGTATGCGTGCTGCAATCTTCTTACCGCCGGTCAAGAGTTGTCGAGTGACGACAGTCGAATCGTCATTCAGATTTGTTTTCTCAGTCTTAATCACATGCGCGATTAAGATTTTGTACTTGCATCGAATCTGCTGAAGGAACTGAACGAGTTCGCTGAGCATCGCGTTCTCAGCATTGTAATCCTCAATGCTATTCACTGCGATGCCGGCAATCTTCTTGCCTTTGGACTCTAAACCCTTCAACCGAATCACATGGGATAGGAGCAAGTCTGCTGAGCTAGTTAACGAATCCACGATGACCGTATCATATGGGAACCGTTTCATCTTGGACATCTCAACGAACTCATCCCACTTCTTATCAAACTTCGGGTAATCTTCCCGTGTATACGTGTCGTATTCCAAGTCACGCTTGCCACGTGGGTAATGATACGCAGCGACCGACCTGATTCTCGATTCCATGTCGAAGATGTAAGGCTTTGGAAACGAGGCAGCGGCAATTGATTTGCCGCCGCTCGGTTCGCCTTTGAAGAGAAATAGAAACTCTTCCTTGGTTAACGCATCTTCGATGTTAGGCATCGACTTCGTCTTCCTTGTAATCTTCCGGCTCAGCCTGCGGTGCTTCAGCTTCAGGTTCGGGCTTTACTACTACCGGATTCAATACCCTATCGATGGCCGTTTCGTTTGTGTACGCGGTGAACAACGTGTTGTACGAGCCGTCTCTCAAGCTCACGTTCTCAATCGCTAGAAGATTGATATCACACGTACCAAACAGAATACGCATGACTTCTCGCGTCGTATCCAATGCCTCATGGGCGCGACAGTTAAGGTCGATGGAGAGGGTGAATGACTTGCTTCGGTCGTTTGCCATGATTCTAAATCTCAATTCCTTTTGATTTGTAACCGCAGTGGATGCACTCTATAAAGAGTTTGTTGTTTACTGTACGCCGTATCGTTTCAGAATGTCCGCAACAACGCTCGGCTGCACGTCGGGGGAACGATTTGATTTCTTCTTTGACTTTGGTGAAACATCTCGACAGTCGAGACAGATAGGATTCGTGCGCAGGCTTGCGTACTTGTCGATGATAAACTCCTTGCCACACGACGGACATAATGATTCCCTTCCGAGGATGAATTCTTCCCCGATGTAGTGTGGACAGTTCGTTAACATACATCGAAAGACGCTGACATTCTTGAGCTTAACCCGTCTGTACTGATGTGTGTGATTTTTCTTTGCCATATCCTTTCATCCTTTGCGCCAGTAGAAACTCTTGCAATTCAGGAATCATTGCGAGTTGTTCCTCAACGTTGTGCAACTGTGAATGCAATGCTTGAAAGTGTGCTGCCGTGATGTTGCTATCGTGAATGGCGTCTAGCATGAATGCCACGGCAGCGGTGACAGCGATTACATCCCCCGTATTATCGAACACGACTCTCATGTTTAGTCCCGATTCAGTGGGTTCCACATGGGGACGACTTTGTAATTCGTCTTAATCAAGTAATCCCTGTGGCTCGGTTGGGCCGAACATAGCTTAATGAAACGGCACCCGCCATACATTCCGCACGCTTCCCTGTTTCTGCGAAACTTACCTTCGTGCATTTGGTCGAGATGCCGTAAGATATCACGAACGGCATCCTCTTTCCATTCTGCGATTACCTCATCCGGTTTGCTGACCACGATGCGTTCAAACTTACCCGTGTTACCCTTCACACCTATCCTGTTTACAATAAGATTGCGTGAGTTCAATGCCCACATGTATCCGTGGAATTGATTACTCATAATCGCAGGCTTGAAGTAACTACCCCACGTCTTATGGTCAACAGGTACAACGTACGGATGCTTTAGTACAAGGTCCGTGATGCCCGTGTAGAGAATATGAATCTCATCATCTTCATACAGAGTTTTTGCAAACGTACTCTCCACCAATGGATTGTTATTCGTATCCCTCGCAACCACCCAATCGTCGGCGATGTACTTCGCTGCGTAGTGTCCATAGATATCGACACAAGCATTAATTTGTGAGCCGTTCAGTCCAGTTTTCGCACCACCGTATGCTTCCATACGTGCGATAACTTTATTCCGCAATATGTTAGCCGGAATCTTGTGCATCTGTTCGTAATGCTCAGCTAACCCCTCATGCATCACCAATCCGATTTCTAGTGAGTCAGATTCGTAATCCTGAGGTTCGATGCTATCGATGAAGCGATACTTTGCTTGCTGATTGCACGTCTGAATTGCTGCGAGCACCTGAGAGTCGATACTAACTACCAACTTTTCGGATGTCTTTTGTGTTTGCAAAGAGTGGGCGACGGTCATTTTTTATTTCCGATATGGTTGCCTGTCCTACGAAGAACTTCTTAGCTATCTGCGTTTGGGTCAACTTACCTTCGCGCAGTAGCTGTTTGATATCCAAGATTTGCTGCGTTGTCAACTTGCTAAAGTATGGCTTTGCTTTGCGTCCTTTCGCTATCATGTCCTGCGTGTTCTCTTGCATCGTGCCCAAAAACAAGTGCTCAGGGTTGATGCAATCCGGTACATCGCACTTGTGACAAACAACGTATCCCTTTGGGATAGGCGCCTTTGTGTGAAAGACATAGGCTAAGACGTGCATTCGTACGGATGGCACGACGCTTAGTCTCATTATACCGTAACCATCATCTGAATGATTACCTTGCCAACGCAAACAACCATCGGATGATTTCCAAATGTTCGGTGCGATGCGCTCCTGCCAATTCAGATTTACTCTGTGCAAGAATTCTGCTAAAGGCATGCCATATACTTTAGGTAACTCGGATGCCTGTTCGCTGTTCGAATTCTCTTTTTCTTCCTGCATAGTGCTCACCTAACCAACCCGTAAGGTTGCGATGAACACCATTAGACAACTGGGCCAACACTAATACGGTGTCACTCGTCATGCCGAATCTTTTCAGTTCGTTGTACTCGACATTAAACGGTGCCTTTTCCGTTTGAAAAAGGTGCATGTAAAGCAAGTCAACCGGGTCGTATTGCCTTGCACCCTTTTCAAACTTAAAAGACCACTGGACTGTATTCGCATAGCGATGCACGACCTTATATCCGTGCATCGCCTTGCATAATATCTCTAGCGCGTCAGTGAACGTTAGGCTTGTCATCGAACAGCTTATCAAAACACTTGCCACAGATACTTGAGATTAGAAACTCACGTTGGTTCGGTGTAAGCTGTGGGAATGCATCTTGTGCAAAGGCACCGTGCTGCCACTTGTACAATGCTTCCGACGTTACGACGACTTCCTGTGGCTTATGGCAAATGACGCATTCGCCTGTTAGTGAGTAGTGTACATTGCTTACCTTAAAGACTTTGAGGTGGCCTGCCATTTAGCTTGCTTTCCTACGCTTCCGAAACTTAATCACGTTCTTCGCACCCGCCTCGATGTATGACTCGGTAGGGATGCCGAACGCATAGGCACACGCATTCGCTATCACGAACGACTTTGACACTCCGTATCTTTTACTTTCTGCCTTCACTTGATTGTTAATCTCCCGTGCGAGAGAGCTAGAAAAACGCCGGCGGACCTGCCCGATAATTTTCTTTGAATTCTCATTCTAGCAACGCTCCCATCGTCGCCGATATCCTTTTGGGCACCCGTCCCTTTTCGGCTCTATCTTTGCTGTTCTCTTGTGCCGTTCCCCACCATAGGTGAGAGGGATTAAAGCACATTGGATTATCGCACGTATGGCAGGCGTATAATCCTTCGGGACAATTACCCGATGCGTGCCTCAATACTACCCGTGATAGCAATTCCCTTTCCCCATTTACACAAATGATTGGCCTGTTACCTGAGTAACGCAATACCCAACAACTCTTATCTGTAACGAATACCGTTCGTCGCAGTAAAATTTCGTGGAGCGTAGGATACTGAAACAAATCCTCGATACTTAACAATCTGTCCACCCACCTCATTATAACACAGTGGGGGCCAGGCTGTCAAGCACTTTCTGCTGTCCACTTTTTAGGACACTAGCAGTACGGTGGAGTTGGCAGGCTAGGGGCCACGAAAAACAAACGGAAACAGGGCAAGGCTCAACGAACGGGGTCGTTCCCGTGTCCTTGCCTTGTCCGTTTTAGTCGCCCCGTGGCGAGGCTATCTGACGGAAACGGGATAAGTTATCCTACACGCTGCTAAACGAATGTATCGTCGTCGTTTGTGTCACGTTTCCACTGGTACATGTGCTTTGGGCAAAACAATTCGTACTGTGTTTCCTCATCAGGCGTGTTGCGGTTGCGTGCCTTTGGATTCTTTTTCTCCCCACAATACTCAGCCTTAACCAATACACCATCGATGTATTGGTTAGGCTTCAATATCCACGGACATTGATTCTTCTTTAGTGGTCCTTGCATTCGAGTTCCTTTAGCTGCTTTGCAAGTCGAATGCATTCAGCGATGACGTATCCGATATCTTTGTATGTATGATGCGGATGGTCCGCATCCGATGGAGACAAGTCCATGTAGTGTGCCGTGTCAAATCCAATCCACCATACATCATCAGGCATACCGGGTGCGGGTACGTGACAAATGGCACCTTCGCATTTCGATGTATACGTGATGTCACCGTGTACTTCAGCGGGGATATCATACGAATCCTTTTCATATGCAGGGTGATTGTTCGGCACGCCTACATATCCACACCACGAACCGAGCGGACCACGCAATGCGAAGCTCGCGTATCCCGATGTAACGAAATCAACGCGGTCAGGCTCATTATCCCACGGCCCAGGGTTCCACTTCGTTCGGTCTGCAATGCGATGTTCCATGTTAATTTCCTTTCAGCTTGATGGTTAGGTCCGTTAAGAAGAAGTATTCGGTGGTCAATCCCTGATAGTATCTCCACGCTTCCGCATGAAAGATACTTGGCATCGAACATGTTTGGATTGCGATGCGCTTGCTCACCGGAACCCTAACGTTTGGGATGCCGAGGATGGCTGCGATGTACGATGCGTAATCTTGAGGAGGCATGATTTAAGTTTATCCTCGTGAGTTGACGTAGCTTGATGCTTGCCCTTGAAACAATACTGTATCGCCGTCCATTGTATTGATTTGAACGACGCTGATTTGTACGAGTGGGCGGTACATTACCCACATCTTCATAAACTCATTTGCTTTCTTTTCAGGGCCAGCGTATAGCAATACGTGTTGGCAATTCCAATCCATGTAGATAGAGAGGTTACGATGCATTCTTTCGCTCCGCTAACACTTCGTCAACGATTTGAAGCACGATGCGATGCGGCCAAGGATTGGTGTTATCCGTGTCGCACTTATCAATCTCAAAGAGTGCGATGCCTGCGCATTCCTCAAGTGCTTCGCTTGTGAAATCATTGGCGATAGCCTTGACTCTTGAGCCACCAATTTCAAACGCTGCTGTGAGCATTCTATCGTATGCGTGTTGGGAATTCATTTTGATTTGTCCAACCATTTCTCAATTGCAGGGATTGGACAATCCTTTTCGTGACCGTCCCATTCCTTGCACAGTACGCATTCGTTAAATGATTCCTCTGATTCGGAATCGCGATGTGGAATCTTTGATTCCTCAAGAATAGATTCGAGTTGTTCGTTGAGTGCTTGTCGTTCTTCTTTGTAAAAGTCTGGCATGTTCATGAGTCAAGATTCTTTTCTGCTTCTACGATGAGAAGTTCGATAGCCTCGATTTCTTCTAGCTTGAGTAGCAATCGAACGGATGGGATATTGATAAGTACCCTGACTACGGTTACAGCGGTTAGTAAGTCCAACGCTTGCCGCCCTTAGCATAGATTACAGATGCAAGTTCCTTCATGAGTGAGGACTCTTCCCAATTGTTTTCCTGACGGTCTACAATGTTTCCGATGAGGGCGCGCTTCTTTTCTACCAGTTCGCTGAGCCACTCATCAATCGTTCCGACAGAAATCATATACGTGACGTTCACATGCTCATCATACTTGCCATCTTCGCGGAATCGAGTGAAGCGCGTTTCGGCTTGCTCCTCATTCGCAGGATTCCATTGACGCTCAAGCATGATTGCATCGGAACAGAACTGCAAATTCAATCCCTCTCCACTAGCCAGCGTAGATGCGATGAGGATTCGTGACATCGCATCATTCTTAAACTTCTCGACAACCTCTTGCCTTTGGTCTGCGTCTAAGGATGACTTAAGGGCCAGACACTTATTCCATCCGCCTTGCTCGCACCATGTATCGAGTACCTCTTTCAAAGCCTCTAAGGTATCCTTGTGATGACCAAAGATTACAATCTTCCGGTCGGTAGAGAGCAAGAAATCCGTTACGAATTCAACGGTCGGACCAATCTTTGCCATGCCCGTGATACGTCGCATCCTTGCGAAAAAGCCTAACAAGTTAGTGTATTCGGCAGCGGAAATCCCGCCGTCGTTCTTCTCCATGAATGCATCGAATTCCTTTTGCACATCGCCGTATGCACGCTGGAGTTCTTTATTCTCAATCTCTGAGTTAAAGAACATGCGCCGAATCGTCGGCAATTCAGGAGCGACTTCCGCACGGGTGCGCCGAATCATAATCCCGTCTAGCGCATCGTAAAACGTATCCTTCGCATTGATGATTCGATACTCACCCTGGCCATCGATGTAGTAATTGAAGTACCGATTCATCATCATCGCTTTGCTAGGAAACTTCGTCGGTGCAATCATGTTCAGCACCGGGAAGAATTCATCCGCCTTGTTCTTGATAGGCGTCCCGCTCATCGCGATGACATGCTTGATTTCATTCTTCTTGATTAGTAATCTGACGGCATTGGTACGCTTTGCATCCTCATTCTTGATGTATTGACACTCATCAAGCACAATCGTTTTGATATGCTTGAACTTCTTCGCAGCCTCATCCGAATCCATACGGGCGAGCGTATCGTAGCTAATGATATTCCAGAGGAATGGAAAGACCTTTTCCTTTGAGACTCTCGATGGTTTGAATCATCGGGTCGCCACCATTCCAATTGTACGTTTCGAGTTCAAGCTGACGCTTCAATCCCGACTTCACAATCTTCAATACTGGCAACATTTCAGGATGGAGACGCAAGGCACCGAGCATTTGCACCGTCTTGCCCAATCCCATTTCATCGCCGATGAGACAACGGAAACCCGTATCTTCAATGAAACGGATGCCATCCTTTTGAAACGGGAAAGGTGTCGTGCCACGTTCGCTAATGAAATCGTACTGCGCCCTGTTAATCTTAACGATGTTGGAATGTCCACACTCAAGCTTGATAAGAAACGTGTCCGGTCCTATCAGACGCTTTGACTTTTCGATAGCTGGCATCCCACAGTATCTGCACAATTCAATCAATTTTGCCATGCTTTTATTCCTTATCCTTGTTGTCTCTACCCGGAGTCGTGAGGCACGGTTCAAAGCCGATGGGGATTCTCCAAGCACCCTGAACTTCCGATACTTGAACTTGCGGCCCCAACTCCCCGTCCGAATGCACGCCGTTTCGTATTGTGTAGATGTGACCGGGAACAAGCACGATGACATTGTCCGAGGGTATCGGTTCGGTGTACAAATCAATCCTATCGGCAGGCAAGCACAGGCCGATAGCTTGGTATGCCTTAATCCAATCATGCATCCGTGCGCCACAATTGTTACGACGCCCTGACATGGCAAGCATCAAGTATGCCATATCGTAATCGATCCTTGCTGCAACCGCGAATGCTCGCACGGTGCAATCCCGCTTAACGTTTCCCGGCCTGCCTTCAATTCCGAATGTTTCCAATGTTTATCCTTTGAGTTGAAAGTACAGAGATAACCTCGGGCCGATGATATCAGCCCGAGATTATTTACTTTGCTTTCAATTCTTCAAGCATTGCGCGAACGGCAGGGTCCAAGCGACTAGCTTTCTTTGCGTTCGCCTTAACTCTATCCTCAAACGATGGCCGCTTTGGCTTCGGTGCGTAACCTTGTCGGTTACGCAATGTTGATTCGGCCTGCGGTACACGTTCGATGAGAGATTCGAGTTCCTCTGAATTCTTTTCCGCTAGCCTACGATGCAATTCCTCGGATGACTTGTTCATCCTCAGCATTATCTCACGGCTATCGGATTGCATTCCATCGATGCGAGCGGCAATTTCCTCGCACGACATACCCTTGATTTCGGAGAGTTCGTCCGTTTGTATCTTGCGGATTTGTTCGGGAGAAAATATGGTTAGCATGATGTAGGAAAGGCAGGGGATTTCTTTCGATTTCCCCTGCCTTGAATTGCTAGCCCTTAGCCAGCGAGGTGAGCATTTTCCAGATACGCGGGATTCTGACGAACCTTCGCGTCAACCGCCGCCTCATCCAAACCGAGAGCCTTCGCAACCCGACGAATCGTCTGCGCAAGCTTCTTCTCAGGTCCAATGATGCTATCCACGATGAATCGCTTCGCTTCCGCACGAATCGATTCGTTACGCGCATCGATGGCAAACTTTGCCAATTCGGTATCCGAGCCACCGAACAGGGCGAGCGCCGCATCCATCGGATTCTCTGCGGTATCCGCAAGCTTATACGTAATCACCGAAACTTCACCGCTACGCTTCGAATCCTTATCCGAAGCCACAACGGTCGTTTGCTCCGGCGTCAGGGAATCGTGAGAAACGGAAGGCTGCTCAAACGTACCGAACACCTTGTGGTCATCAAACTTCGTCGCAATACGGGGCATGATTCTTTATTCCTTGTCTTGTCCACTTCCGGGGGCGGTGCGTCATTGCGCCGGTCCCCCCGTACCTCATTATACCACACTTGAAGGCACGATGCAAGGGCCGATTTTCGTCGGCCCCTGCCGCTTGCCTTGAAGCACGATGCCTACTCTATCACACCTCGATGTCGTAGTGCGATTCGATTCCCTTAACGATAATCATCGCTTCCAACAATCCGCAGGAGAAACGCTCACGTACCACCTTAATGGTCATGATGCGACCCTTTTGCAATCGCATTTCCCGGAATTCCGAAATGCTGAACGCGATAGCCGCCGGTTTCTCGGAAAGCTTAACGTATTCGTCCAAAGCTTCCAGCTTTGATGTCGAATTGAAATCATCCGAGACGATAAGTGCCCGAAGTGCGCGCAAAACAATGTCATTCGCCATAATTAATCCCTTTGACTGAAATAGGGTAGATAAATCCACCATGTATCCACCACATGTCCACTACAGGTCCACTCAATATCCACCACAAAACCACACAGGGGAGGTAAGGCTAAGTCCTTGCGATGCAACGACTTGCGAGGATTTCGCACGTTGCCCCCTCCCCTCCTATCAGGCACCCCCCGCTCCCGGTATGTAAGAGTTACATCATTAGTTTTGGATTCTCTTAGTTCTTATTAAAAAAAAAAATAATAAAAAAGAAAAGAAACAGAAACGACCAACTGCCCAAACTTACAGTGTAAAATCGACACACCCTAGTGCGGGGGTCGGTTACAGGGGGAGAGGGGGCAGCCTTCAAATTCCCCCCTATCCCCTTGTGTTTGAACGACTTAGCCCATATCCCCCTGCGTGGATATGTGGTGTACTTCTGGTGTACTCTTAGTGTACTCCTAGTGGAAAGTTGGTGGATACGTGCCAGCGTGCCCGACCGATTAGTGGGAGCCACGCATAACTTATTGCCATACTGAATCATCACCCTTAGGTTAGATTCTATAAGGCGCACAATCCTGCACTGAAGCAAAGTTGTGCGCCCTAACAATCTACCTTTCCTGAAACTTCTTCCACACGTCCAACGTGCGGTCCATTTCCCGATGCCACTCAATCCGATTCGTATCGCTGGCAGCGGCACGTGCCCTGCGTCCGCATTCGGTTGCGCGATTCAACAAAGCAATCCGAACCATGACCCGTTCTGATTCGGATAGCGTGACAGATTTCTCACAATCCATTCCGGAGAATCCTTTCATACAACTTCAAGTTAGATTCGTAAACGATTCGGACCGCACGACGCACGAACATTTCGCGTACCGCAATGCGGAAATGTATCCGCCGTCTGCACATTTCATGTTCGCGCCATCGTTCAAACCGTTTGGTATGGTGCAAGTGATACCAGAGTTCGCGTGCATCCATTCAGTTACCCCATACGTTCTCATCGCGCATTCCGAAGCATCCGCATCGTTGTCAGCAGCTTCGGGTTGTCCGTTACTTGGTCTAACAACTTATCAATCGGAACCCGCAATGCTCGCGACACCATAAGTATCGTGATGCAATCCTCAAGTTCCAATCCCCTGTCCCGTGCATCCTGTAGGAATGCAATCATTGCGGACATGTATACTTCGTCCATTCAATCCTCACATGTAATCGAAGTCGAACTCTTCCGGGTCCACATCGATTTCCGATTCCGGTTCGTACGGTTCCGTGTAAGCCGGACAACCCGGTACTTTGTGGCAAGCGTACGGAGAATCACCCCGTTGCAATTCTGCCATCATTTGCGCTTCCGTGATTTCGTGTACACCGTGCCGCTTGCACACTAGAAAGTATTTCATTCCCATCCTTTCGCCTTGATAATCATCGGCGTGTCCGCATCACCGGACAATCGAACGTACACCCAGAAAAGCGTGAGGGATTGTGACCGAGTTCAGTCTCATGCAATCCCGCCATCCTGATATCGTGCTTCCCTGCGTTGACAATCGCGTCAAACTGAACACGTGTCATACGCGGCCAAACCTTTTGCTTTCGCATTGCATCCTTTCCAACTATCCCGTTGATAGTTCATCAAGGATTCAATCCGGCTCTTGCCCAATTGAATCCTTTGTGAAACCGACAACTAACGAAGCTTCACAACCCGAGTGTAGAGATTGCTAATCTCTGCGCGTTTCGCTTGCATCTTCTGCAAGTAATCCGGCGTCACATCCGCCGGGTTTGTTTCAGTGATAATCTGCGAGATTGCATGAGCACGAACGTTGAGCGCCGTGAGAATTGCAATCACTTCCGATTCGTTCAGTGTAAGGCGCATTAGTTTGCCTTCACCTTGATAGCCTTCAACTTTCCTGCCTTGTTCGCACGAAACGCCAGCGTGACCGTCTGCCTTTCGCAGAATCGGCGTGCCGTGCGTTGCCATCTTACGACGGTGTCGCACGTCCCGATTGATACGCGCAAGCTTCGGTTCTTTGTTGACCTGCACGAACTGCCACGATTGAGTCAGCATTTTCTTTTTTCTCCCTGTAGGTTTGAGTAACTAATCGGAGATTCAATCCGGCTCAGTCGAACCCGATTGAATCCCCTGTTAGGTAATCAATCCGAATGGTTAAGGATTCAAAGCGAGACGGGATAGCTTAGTGCGTGGCGTATAATTCGGAATCAGGGGCGATACGTTAAAACCTACCGTGTGGTCAGGTCATGTTGCCGTTCTGCCGATTACGTGCAGCTAGAGGCTATCTCAGTCTCGGTTTGAATCCTCAAACATTCTTGTTTAGGGATTCTATTTTCTCTCAGGTTAGAGGCGCTACCCTCACGCGGCTTTTAATCGCCGGGTTTAGTCCCTGATTCTCGCCGTTATCTGCGTGCCTTGTCGGTTGGTGTTCCGGTTGCCCATACTCCACATACTTGCCGTACCTTGTAAGCGGTCAGGCCCCTTTGTGATGCGCTTTCCCGGACACGTATCGAAAAGAGATACGGCTGAGGTATTTAGTTGTAAAAGAACCCGGAAACTCCGGCCTACTCTCGGGCGATTACGGCGCTGCCGAATTATCCCTACCCTTAGCCTTCCGGTACTACTAGCGGTCGTTTCGCTTGACCCGCCCGTTAGGACGAACCCGCTACTAATCCCGCGTCCAAACCGAACAACAGCGTATCAGGAAACTTTGCCTTTGTCAACCGCCCGGTTCCGTTTCCGGCCTTGGGTTGCTCTCGGCTATCGCCTTCCCGATTTCCTAAGACTAGCAAACCGTTTCCGGTTTGTCAACTCCGGTTCCGGTTGGCAGCCGGAAGCTATCGGGAAACCTACTAACCGCGTTTGATTCCCCCCGGAGGAGGATACGCGGGTTTCTTTCCCGACCCGTAGCAGTTAGGGTCTAGCTCAGACCGTCGCAACGCTCGTTCCCGCCGCGACCAGACCAGAATGGGGGAAGGCGCGCCGATTGTCAACACCCCGCCTCGAATTCTTTTGTTGGTTAATCCCTTTCCCTATCGCCGGATAGTTTCCCGCTCGGCGAGCTACTCTATCTTTAGTTAGGCTCCCGCGTATCGCGTGGAGAGGAACCCGCGTCACTTGCACGCGAGAACCGCGCACGTATGCGCTCGCGTAGCAGAATGTATGCCAAGTTTTCCCGTTAGTTTTATAACATTGATTTGCACAGGATTTGCACAGGATTTCGTGCGTTATCCACAGGTTTTCAACAGGCCTAGAACGCACAGGGAAGCCCTAGGAACGACGCGGACGTCTGGCCCATGTCTAGGCTCGTCTCGGGTCGCGTTCGTCGTTCTGCATTATTTTGGATGGCACATTCAACCGATTGGATATAAGCTCTCGTTATGGAGAATCATAACTTTAGATAGAGCGCCGGATTCGATTGTCTCACATTGGGACAAAGGCCGGGGGGAGGGTCGGATGTAGGCCCGAACCACTCCCGGACCTATTAGTTTCAGAATGGGACAAATAGTTCGACAGGATACGTGAGGCAACATGTATGTTATAACACGCATCCATCGCGATGTATATCGTGGCATCACACTAGTTGTGATAACACAGAATCAGGCCGGGCGACGATGTGTGGGATAACAATGATAGTTATAACACGCATCGGCCGCCGAATATC